AGATTATAATGACACAAGGCGAACAGAACATGATGTTGTCAAAGAAATACGAACGTGTTTTTTACAATCACCAATCTTTTTTGAGAAAGAAAGAACTTTACAAATTAAAGAAAGGCGGTTGTGTTTACTTGTTAATTATGAGAGATGAAGACAAAGATATTCGTACAAAAGTTGGAATGTCTCGTGATATCACAGACCGAATTGGTGGATATCGAACATCTAACCCATTTTGTAAAGTTTTATTTGTGTTGTATACAGAAGACTGTGTGTTGCTTGAAACAAATATGAAACGAAGATATGAAAAAGAATTAAATCCCAATAATCGCGAATTTATTACGGATGTAACAACGGAAGACCTGATTAAAAATATGATTGAGATTGCAAAAATTACAAGTTTAAATTATACAATCGAAACCGACCAAGAACTAGAACTTTTTAATGATCATAATGTTAAACTTACGCATCAAACTCAAGCCAAAGTAGAAAACTCTGATAATGACGAGGACGAAAAATCCCAAGCCCTTACAAAGCGTTGTGGAGGTGTCACTCATAAAACCGAAGAAAGCCGGTTTTTACCTTATTCACGATTTTTCAAAAACGCGGGAAACGAGGATGGAGTGAATCGTTTATGCAAAGATTGTTATTTGACAGGAGTGTATGGCGACAAACGTAAAGTTATGAAGGTTGTCCCTATTCCCGATCACGATAAAAGTACACACAAGTGGTGCAATTTATGCGAGAGTGTAAAGGAACATTCGTGTTTTTACAAGGCCCGTCAAACAAAGGATGGTTTATGTGCAAATTGCAAGGCCTGTAAATATAAACAAAAGATTGCAAATAAGGAAAAAAAGGAGAAAAATGAGAAATCGGGTGAATAAACATTTTATAATGATTTAAAGCAAAAACTGAAAAGCGGTGGTAATAATTTTAATTGTGATAATACACAATTAAAAAGATAAATAAAAATAAATGGAGATTGATATATTGAATATTGATAAAAATATACGCGACAAATGGAAAAATAATAAAGATAAAATAACAGATATTGATAAACAAATTGAGGATATAAGGGATATATTAAAAGACAATGCCTTGTCTATACATATTATTAAGGATTTAAATGATAAAATAGAAATGCTTTTAAAAAATAAACAAGAGTGCATTGATTTTCAGACAAATTTAAATTTTTATGTGATGGATGTGACGCCTTTGTTAGAATCATATAAACAGATGCTTATTGCTCCTAAAAAGATATCATTCATGACAAAAAAACAAAATGACAATCAAGATGTCCGAACAGTAGTCAAAAAGTATCTTGAAATATTAAAAATATATAATATTGATTATGCTGAACTTGAAGACATTGTGTCTAGTAATAACAAGTCTCCTGTAAAAAAGAAAGAGTGTAAAAAATGCAAGTCGACACAAGAGTTTATTTATAACGAATACGCAAATGTTGAGATATGTGAGTCGTGTGGGTCACAGGAAGAAAAGGCGTACAAATCATCTTGTTACAAGGATATTTCGCGTGTAAATATTTCAAATAAATATACATATGAGAGACGGGTGCATTTCAAAGATTGTATAAACCAGTATCAGGGTAAACAGAATGCGTCGATAGATGATAAAGTGTATAAAGATTTAGAAACCCAGTTAGAACTTCATGGAATAGTGCAGACACAGCAGCAATGCGAAAGTATGTCAAAACGTTTTTCAAGTGTCACAAAAGAGCACATTTTACTTTTTTTAAAAGAGACGGGGCATTCAAAGCATTACGAAGATGTTGTATTGATATACCATAAATTGACGGGTAAAAAGGTGGATGACATTTCTCATATTGAAGATGCGTTGATGGAGGATTTTGATAAAATTTCAAATGTGTACGATCAAAAGTTTAAATTTACAGGAAAGATTGAACGTAAAAGTTTTATAAATACACAATATGTACTTTTTCAGTTATTGCGCAAGCATAGATATCCGTGTAAAAGAAACGATTTTAATATGTTAAAGACGTTGGATCGGAAAAGTTTTCACGATGATATTGTGAAGGAAATATTTGAACATCTCAATTTCAATTTTACACCCATTTTTTAATCATATGTTAATTTTATGGTTGTAGCACTATTTGATGTAAGATTGTGCTTCCAAATAGTTATTTTAAATGTAACGTTTTTGGTACCGCTTTTTCACAAAAAGCGGTGAATAAATCTTTTAAATTTAACAACTTAAAGAGTATTCTATAGTAAAAATAGAAACTAAAAATGTCGATTTTTCAGGATAAAAAATTAATACTACACATTTCGCTTGAAATTATTATAATTGGATCAATGACATATTTTTTTCATACAAAATCAAAGTCTCTTGAGCTTCGTGTAAAGAGTATAGAAGAACAGTTTTCAAAAGAAATTTCGATATTACAAGATAGTATTAGTCAGTTGAAAAAGCAATTAAAAAAATCGGAAATGTCTATTGAGGAAATAAAGTATAGTAAAAACGTAGAGGCGTCAAATCAATCTCTTCCAAGTTTAAAAAAAAATGGATCAAATCAAGTTAATACAAATCGAGTTGACACAAATCGAGTTGACACAAATCGAGTTGAAAAAAATAGAGCTGACACAAATAAAGATGAATTTGAAAGTATTGTATTTAATACTTTTTCAATTTCACAAGGACCTCCTGGCCCTGTTTATAGACAACACGCAACAGTTGAACTTATTGATGATATAGTTGAAAATAAAGAAAGAAACGATGGAGAAAATAAAGAAGAAAACAACACTGAGGAAAAAGAGGAAAAAGAGGAAAAAGATGAAAATGATAATTCAAGTGAAAATGGAAGTCTTGACAGAGAACTTGAAAATGAATTAAAAGAGTTAGAGAATTAGACGCCATTTAAAGACTAAATAAATACATATAAAACGAAAATGCTTACTAAAAAGCAATGGTATAATGAATACAAAGAAGATTTAATGTTGCTTTATAAAAAAATAATGTATGTTTTAAAAACTAGAAATTTATTATATAAAGAGTATTCTTTCAGCGCATTTTGCGATTTTATTTATAAAAAAACTGATCATATTTTATGAGTAAAAAGAATAAGGAAGAAAAGTATAAAGATAAAAGCAGTAACGGTAATGATAATGATACCGATGAGAGGGAACTAAGTAATGAAACAAGAAATACAAATGAGTTTAGTGAAAGCTATATGGAAGATATGCATTATGAAAATGTACACGAATGTGTTGTTGAAAGCTTAAATATTATAAAGATGCATATAAAAGAAAAATCATTGAGGATGGGACAAAAAATTGAATATGGTGACATTTTTGATTTTTTATTCAAGTAGTTTAGTTTATATTTACAAGCTCTACATATAATATCAATAGAAATTATATGTATTTTAAACTACAGGGTACATATAGACACTGAAAATTTATTTGGGGACTAAACAGTCCATTAAAGCCTTTTGTAATGCAGATAAATTTTCATAGTCAGGATCAAGAACATCATCTACATTTAATTCGTCTTCATCTTCTGGTTCTGCCTCTGCCTCTTTTTCATCTTCTTCTTCCTCCTCCTCTTTTTGTTGTTGTTTCTTTTTAGAGGCTTTTTTATCGTCTTTCTTCTTTTTAGCGGCCTTTTCAGCTTTTTCTTCCTCTTCTCTCTTCTTTTGAGCGGCTTTTTCTTCTTCTTCCTTCTTTTGCTTTTTAGCGGCTTTAGCAGCCTTTTTATCGTCTTCTTCTTTCTTTTGCTTTTTAGAAGTAATAGAATCAATAAGTTTTTGAATTGTTGCAGATTTTCCGACAAAAGAAGCACCATCTTCTTCATGACGTTTAAGATCATCATAATAAGATTTATCTGATTTTGGAACACACATTTTATTTTCTAAATCGCATTCATGATCTTTATCGTCGCAAGGCGTATTTTCATCACAATGAATTCCTTTTGCTAATGCTGCTAAATATGCAGATAAATCTGTTTTAACTTTCTGTTCTTTTTGCTCTTTTTGCTCAGGTTTTTCAATTGTTACCTTTTTGTTTTCATCAAGCTCTTTGTAAAAAGGAGGAGTTAAAAGTAATTCTATACCATATGGAAAAAGTTCGTTCATACTAACTGGAGCGGTTCGCGAACTTTCTTGTTTTCCTTTGATTATGCATGTATAATAAGGATCACCTTCATTGTCAATTCTCAAAATACAATTTCTGCTTACTTTTATTTTCCATGTCTTGAATTCTGATGCATCAATAGGTGTTCGTCTTGGTGTTACTCTTAGTGATCTGTTGTAATAAAATGGATCATCGTCTTTGTCAAACTTTAAAACCCATCCTTTAGGTAATTCTTTTATTTTTGGTGGTGGTACAGTGTCGTAATCATCTTCACTCATTTATTTATAAATTATTTTTTATAAATAATATTTGTTTTTATAAATTTATTTCAGGACCTCTCATTCGTCTTTTAGGAGCTTGTTGCATATTTTCATCGGGTGTTCCAAATAAACTGCCACCGATTTTCTTCATTACCATCTTTGTAATGATAAAAATGGCTGCATTAATTAAAATAGTGAAAAGCAAACGAATTTCAACCGGCCATTTGCTTCCTTCTGGTACATAATTCTTTTCACCCAATTCGATAAGAAGATGTTCATATTTATTCATATTTACAATTTGTTGCTTTGTAAAATCTTGCATATCAAATTTAAGCCAATAGCCAAGCACAAATTCTGTAATATAAAATCCTGTAATAAGATAACTTTTATATGTTTCAATATTACTGTCTACATTTACTTGACGAATGGTTGAATCGTATGTGCGTTGCATTGTAGAATAATCACTGTGTATGGTAAACTCTGGAATATTTGCATTTTTATACGATTTTCGAAGCAGATCAAATTTAAATAAAAGTTCACGTTTTAAATCTTCATCATCTTGGAGATTATTACGTGAGATATCAGGTATAATTTTTCGTTGCAAGTTTGCTCCTCCTGCTATTTCAGATAAACGAGGAGCTGTATAAATTCTATCATCATCTCCATCACGGTCGCGGTCACGACCATTATCAGGTGATCTATTATCTTTTAAAAGCTCCTTAAGTCTTGATGATAACCCGTCATCTTCTTCTTTGGGCGGAGATTTATCTGATCTTTCACGTGATTTTTTATCGTCTCGATCATCACGATCACCCCGATCATCACGATCACCTCGATCTTCACGATCACCCCGATCTTCACGATCACCTCGATCTTCACGATCACCCCGATCATCGCGATCACCCCTGTCATCACGGTCTTCACGTCGTTCACGCCTTTCACCACTACGATCATCACTTTTTTCATTTTCACTTTTTTCACGTCTTTCTTGTCTTTCACGATCATCGTTATCTTCATTATTGGATTTTTCACGTTCACGATCACGTTCACGCTCACGATCGTTTTGGTCAACATTGGATGGTTTATATTCTTGA